GAATAAATAGGTGTCAGAATCAATAAAAGGCGCTTTCTCTTTGCGTTTCTGATATACACCAGGGGGCATCTCGCCAATATCTTTATAGCCGGATGTATCCATAAGCCGAACCTCTATGTCATAAGCCAGCAAGGCTTTCACGAGTTTCATCGCTTTCTTGTGGGCGTCGTTGTCTAGCCCAAGCAGGACAGGTGTGTCGTTTTTTACGATCTTCCTGAAAAGTCTGCTGTCTTCTCTGAGGGTTGAGCCGAGCAGTGGAATGCTGTTCTCGCCAGCCACGATAGCATCAAAGACACCCTCAACCAGAGTGACCTCTCGCTCCCAGTCAATCAACAGTTCGTTGAAGATGATGTCTTTGTTGCCGGGTCCGTTCATATATGGAGGCCAAACGTTGGGGTCATATGTGCGGGACGTAAAAAAGTTACAATAACCTTCTTCGTCAAATGATGGGAGAATAATTCTATTTTTGTATTCCCCGGAAGCGCAGTAGCCAATCTTCCAATAAAGGACGTCCTTCTGTTCAACGGCACGTTTGCGTAAATAGTTTAGGGGCACTCTTGCCGAGGCAGGTTGAGACCGACCAGTAAGCGTTTGAAACTCATTTGGAAGGTCAATTCGTTGGCTAGTTTCCTCTTCCTTGACAAACAGGTTGTCTAGGTCGCCTAGGTCAATATCGGCGTCAAAGTCCTTCCATCTATGGATGTGACTTATATCGCCCCAACGTCTGACAAGGCGTCGTAAATTTTTGGTACGCCAGTCACATGTCCAACACTTGGCAACGTTCTTATCAAAGTTAACCGAGAGTTTCTTTTTGTGATGACTGCAACATCGGGAAGTGTAAAGATATTCCTTGCCCTGGCGCTGAGGTCTGCCAAGGATTTCATCAAGGATTCTTTTTTTCTTCGCCGAGTTGGGGTCGTTTAACAATTAGTAACCGAGTTCTTGAAGTTGCTTAATAGTATTATCCACATCATCTGGGTTATGTTTAATCGCAATACCGCCGCCAGCACGAAACTGATTAATATATTTGTCACGGTCGTCAATCAAAAGTCCCTGTTTTCCATTATGAGTTCCGAAAGGCTCTTTGGTGTCTGAAAGGTTTACCAATTCCTCGTCCAGCCCGAGTTCCCTCTTTACCCATAGGATCTTACCTTTGCGGGATCCCTCTGCCATCGGAGCCGACAGAACCTGGATACCTGGGATGTTTTTTGCATAGTCCCACAACTTCTTACCGTTGCGCTCCCATTCAAGATTTTCCCACAACTCGACATCATCTTCTACGAGACGATACATAAAATCACGAGTTCGATAATTACGTGGGAAACTATCCTCAGAACTATCAGGTCTAGCAATGTGCCAGCGGGTGATCTCTACATCCCAGCCACCTACCTCTTTGGCAGTAGATTTTGCTAACTTGTAAAATTGGTGCTCAGGGTTTCGATTTGCTTCCTGCATAATCTGATTCATATACTTGAGTACACCAGACTCAAAGTCCACAAGTACCCCATCCATATCCATAAAGACTTGATGCTTCATAACAATACTCCTCCGTAGGAATATTATCACATATATTTTCAATAAGTCAAGAGATTATTTTTTGCTGCGCTTGCGCTTGTCTCTGTTAACCTGTGCGCCGGCTATAGCCATTTTTTCATCTTTGGGCATATCAGGGTTTTTCTTAGCAAGTTTTTGTGCTAGGTCTTCTTGCCTATCATGGTCAGCATCGGACCATTTCTTTTCTTTACGGTTGGCTGGGTGTCCGTCGATGACTTTATCATACTCAAGATAATGTTTTACAACGCCAACATAGTCGGCTATCTTGGTAAGTTTGCTCTGGATCCATGCCGGTAATTCTTCATCATCATGCAACATATCAAAAATGATGGCAGCATATTCAGCAGTCTTAAACATTTGACGCTTGGCCATGCTTCCTTCATGATCTTCGTCATGATGTGTTGGGTCTGGCATCTGCGGTTGGTCGCCGCAACCCATTTCCTGAATATCTCGGCGGTTCGCTGCACCCGCCTGGGCTTGTTGTTTTTGTTTGCGCTTGAGATTAATCGCATCGTTTACGGCTGATTTAATAGATCCCTCATTGGCACCTTGTTCTAAAAGATCATCCACAAAGGTGGCTGCCCTGCCCGCAAGCTCTTTTGAGTCCATTGCCTCTGTGAGTGTTCCTAGTTCTTCTTGGATCAAGGAACGGATTGCGTCTTTTGTCAATTTCATACTTTAAATAGTCCTCATTCAACTAAAACTATCTTTTCCGTCAAGAAACCTTTGTTATCTTTGTTCCTTAAAATGTATTCTCCGGCTCTTGCAATGACAACAGCATCAGCCCGGTCGTCAGTACCCTTCTTGTAATTCTTTCCGCCACGTGCCATCTCATAAGTAAAAGAAGTTTTTTCTTTCTCTATTACGGCTTCGATAACCATCTTCTTTCTTTGTGGTCCCTTTGTCCCTCGTGGAAAAGATAGTCCGTAAAGAGTACGTGCCGTATTAACATTAATATAAGTTGGCTCTTTCCCATAGCATTCAAAAGATAGCCACGAGATAACCCCATTGAATTTGGCCAACTTGATAATAGTGTCTGCACGAGACCTTCCTGGCATAAACCTCTTAAGAGCAGTCTCTATAAAGACTTCCTGAATATTGTAAGCCGATCGCAAGGAATATAGTTCTGCGCCGATGGCTTCGGCTTTTTCAAAAAGATTATTACACTTGGAAATATCCCAACCCTCTACGTGAACAAGAGAGCGAGTTTCAGGGTCGATAATAGCGGCACCCACCATGGTAGTAGAAATATCTAAACCTAAGATCATATGTCAGTATATCAGATATCTAATTTTAGTTTAAATGTCATATCATCAGTATCTTTTTTCAATACTGGGTTTGCCAATTTGGCGATTGCAATAAGGTTCTTACTCTCATCAAAAATACCTATTTCACTGATGAATACTTGTTTTTCGAATTCATCGTCGAATTCACAGTATTGACTCTCCACTGTGTTCTTGATGGTAACCTGTCTTGGCTCCACATAACCCTGAGGACTTACTGAGGAAGAAGGGTGCCAGTCTCCATTGCTGGCACTCAACCAAGTAGGATTCAAGGAATTATTAACATGTCCCCTCTGTGCTGTAGCGAATGCGGTCATAACAGGAATTTTCTGAGTCCCGTCCAGATCCAACCTGTATAAACTAGCACTTGCAAAAGTGCCTGTACTACCAGAGATACTTGCCTGAGAGTATGCTCCAAAATAATTCCACTGTGGCTGGACAAGAGTGCCAGTTCCTAAGTAGTTGTCTAAATTAGTAGAAAGATTTACTGAAGAGGTTAATATTACAAAACCCTCATTGTATAATACTAAACCGACTATAGAGCCACTTGTAGCCCCGTAAGTTCCCACTAACTCTCCATTTTGTCGAGTGTCTTGTGCTCTTGCCATCAAGGAACCTGTATAATAAAATTTAAGGTCTACTGTACCTTTTTTAATTGAATTATCATAAAAAATAGATGGAATATCCAGAAGGTTAACAGCGCCCGTCATAAAACTACCAGTAAAATGATGAGAATTGCTAAGTCCTCGATAATACTCTAATGTGTTACGTAAGGAGATTATTTCCTTTCGAGTATCCACATATAAATCTTTTTCAACGTTAGTCCCATTTGGGAACGGATATCCAGTAGTCCAAGCAGGAAAATATTCCCGAGTTACAGAACTAGTCAATGGATAACTACCAGTTATTTTTCCGCCATAATCTAATGTCTCATATTCTGTAGTGGTTACGTTAGGAAAACTTAACCACTGCCCAGCCTTGATAATGTAGGGGTAAATGAGTTGTTGGGTAGTACCATCTCGATCTACGTTGTATTCATATAAACTAATAGAACCAGAGGGTATATTGACCCCCATGTCTCTATCATTATTAATATATGCTGATCCGCTATAGAATGTAAACTGATATTGCGGGTATGCAACCATACGGTTTACAAAAACGTCATCTTCACCGAACTCGTGGAGGTAAGGCATTCATTCCTCCAGATCTTAGTAATCCAGTCTCATCCTGATTGTGAATTCATCTGCGGGGGTTTTCTTAAGAGGTTCGCTTAATTTACCTACAGCCAGCAATTCATTTCGAGGACCATACAACCCAACAGTGGTCATATAAGAGACTGGCTGTTGAGTGGCGTCACTCTTGACAATTACCTGGCTGCTAGTCCCGCTTAAATAAGTGGGGTTACTGCTATAGTTAAATTCGTTCATAGATGCACGACACATATAGATTGTCGAATTTAGGTCTGTAGTGTTATTAAATTCGATATTTTGGATGCGTCCCCGAAGAGCATTAGATGCTACGTCAATAGAAGACGAAACTACGAGATTTTCTACTGTCGTACCAGCAGGATCCATTTGACATGCTGTGCCGCCAAGAACAGCCGAAAATATGGAAGAGGTCAGCACTGCCACTCCTGCTTGGTAAAATAGAAGACCACAAGCAAGATCATGGGGGGCACTCACGGCTGCACCTGAGAAAAACAATTGATTAAATTCACCGGCAGGTGAATTAGTACGACGATTGGTGGCAGCCTTATCATAAATGGTTGCAGTAGTTGTAAAAGCATCAGCAAAGGCTGCGGTTGTTCCAACCGTCATCCGAAACCCGCCACCGGTCTCCAACTGAATCTCGTCTTTTGTCAGTAGTCGGGCAAGATTGACGATAAAGACATCACGCATCTTTAAAGATTCGGTAGAACTGCCAAAGTTGCCACTAACTTCTAATTCCTGAATGGAACCGCTGACATTGTATCCTGCCAAAACCTGACAGATTTCATTATACATATCGTTCTTGTTATTTAGTCCAGTGGCTCCGCCAGCTTGTGCAGCACTCTTAGTGGTAGAAAGTCCCACACTGAGGTCCATAATATGGTTAGCGGAAGAACTCAAATAAGGATAATCATAAACACTCTGGAACATGCCGTGAGAATAGTTTTTGATGTTCAGTTCTGTTCCGGGAACTAACTGGTAAGTTCCGGATAAAATAGATCCAGTGATCGGTATTGCTTCATGAAGTTTTGTGCGAGTATCCTGCACATCATTAGGTAAAAATGTTTTAAAGCTAGTTGCCATGGTTTAAATCCTATTGTTTCTTCAGAAGTTTAATGGGTACATCAATGCGATACCCAGTATTGAATCCCGTTACTCGAATAACAGTATCAATATAGTAATAATTTATTGCATTGATTGTAGCAGTACTACCCAATGTTGTAAAGATTGTACTAGATGCTTCTGTCTGCTGGGAAGATCTCAGTGAAAATACTAATCGTGTTCCGATTCGACCAGTCGTTGAGGTAGGTCCAATCTTTTTAGTAGTAGATTGAAGTTGTCCACCGTTGTTTCCGGGGCTCAAATCATATGTAAAATTGTTTCCATTTGCATGAGCCAAAACTCCGCCGTCTGCATTTTGTTGTGCAAAATATCCAGGATCGGATTGCATAGAGAAATAATAACTTGCCACGTTATCATCATCCACAAAACTTGGAGTAGCCAAAGTGTTATTAGTTCCCACAGTAGGAGTTGCTAATCGCAAGAGTCGATTGTCTACTTCGACAATATATCTTGTCTCACCCAACTCAGGTTGCGATGCGCCGAGGTATCCAGCATTCAATAAAGAAGATTCAAGTCCCTGATCAAATATAAGACTACTAACACTGGTGACTTGGTTAGCACTTGCAAAACGAGTTCCGCCACCGGTTATAACGCTCAAAGACCGAGTACTGTCATCATCAACGCTAACTAAGTATCCTCCGACGGGAACATCGGCGTTGACTCCAGAATCACCACCAACACGATACCCAGCATCATAAATGTTGTTAATTCGAATTAGTGGAAGATAAAACAACTCATCATCAGCATAGGATAATAACTTGTGTTTAAGGGTTGAAGTATTATTAGTAAATGCCTCAAAGACAGGCAATTTAAGAATTCGTAAATCTTGGTATCCCGAAGATGTTACAGGAGTATAAAGAGAGTAATCAATCTCATCATCACCCAGGGCAAATTTGGTGATTGTAAATGATCCATCACCAAGCGCAAGTCGTCGGCGACCCTCATCTGTCAAAACTGCATCAAGCAGAATGTCACCACTGTTATCTAAAAATCCCATAACTTTTCCTCTTTCGTACCATGCTGGTAGTTATTATTAAATAGTATCGATTTATCAAAATTATTCATTTATATCTCTTTGGCTAAAACTCAACTTAATATCGATTTTTCTCCCAGTGTCCCGAGACGTTAGTCTCACTAGGAAATTTTCGCCGTTTATTGTGTTCCCCAAGTTAGTTGCCAAGTTCCGTGTTCCGACTAAGACACCCTCTTCGTTTTCCTCGTTGAAAGGGAAGGTTTGAATGTCAGATGCTTCGATATGTAAGAACCTAGCAAACTTCCTTGTTGGGATATGTGTCTTCACGGGAGTAAATTGATATAAGTCCACTTCTGGAATATATAGTCCCTTATCATACAATAGCCTCACCCGATATATGGGACTAGGATTTGAAGGATTACCGTGAACATCTTCTACGGTTGCTGTGTAAAAGTACTCACGATTAGGCTCTAGATTCTCCATCAAATCAAAAGATTCAACTTGGGTAACTTCGTCATCCTCCGTAGGTCCTATAGAGTAATGCCGGACCTTTACATCCTCGTTATTTTCGGGATTAAAAGACGAATAAAGATCGGCATAAGTAGAAGCACCATTGGTCATCGACTCTGTTCGATACAGTGTTGCACGGCGAACTTCATTAGTACTTTCGTTGCGATAGCCAAGAAATCCTCGCTGTAGTCCGTAGTATTCAAAATGTTTTTGGTATCGGTATAGACTGGCTATCCTAGAGTTCTGATCCCCGATAGAAACCACAGGCAATGAACTTCTACCAGTGTAATCTCCAGTGCTCCGCTTAATGCCAATCTGTATTTGTCTATAATTGTCCATATAAGGGATCACCAATAGTTCTGGTGGCGGGGGTGGAAAATCTAAAACTTTCGACGTCGGAAAGTAAAGTCCATTGTTTCTAGCCCTATTTCGTGGATTACTGACGAAATTACTATATGCTTCTCTGCTATAAATAGGGACTTTAATAATCTTTATTGATGGAGTTGCTGCCACCATAATGTCAAAAACGACTGGCTCCGGGTCAGTGTTGATGGGAGGGGTGGCTTCACTACCATTAAGCATCCAATATGGCACAGTTGGGAGACAGAAAAAATGATAGTTAGTACTATAAACACAGCGATACTCTGAAAGTTCATACTCATACATTGTGTCGTACTTGATTTGAGTATCAATATAAGACAGTTGACGTCCGCCGTTAGGAGAATTAGAAGCGCCGTTCCCTATAAAAACATCTTTTACAACATTTCCGTCATGCTTTTTTGTTAATCTATAGCACAATGCCTCAGAGGTAGTTCTTTCTTCGGCATTTAGAATTTGAGAGTATCGAGAAAATGTAGCATGAGCAATTTCGACCCAGCCTCGACGGGTACTCACGGATAGGTCGTCCTGAAGGTTCAAATCAACACTTCGACCAGTTACATACGGGGTACCTTCATGACTTAAAATTAATGACGTAATGTCCTGGTCCGGACCTTTACCAAAATCCAACAGATTAGTAACCGAAGTCATTGACAGCGGCACCCTTTTAGACGTAAAATTAACTCTAGGTTCGCCGGCGGAGGGAAGGTCCACATACGTTGAAACAACCTCGTGTTCTCTGGCGAAATAGTCACTATCCTTCAGCGCCTGCATGATAGGGATACTAACCTGATTACGCTGTATTAAAGAACCAGCAGGTCCCACGTCGTCTGCTTCAAAATCAACAGCAATAGAAAAAGGAAATGACTGGCGAGTGTCCTGGAATAAATACATTTCCCTAGAGGGAACTATTATATTCATATTTGTTTGGGAGAGCCTTTGTTTATCCTCTTCTGTCAAAGTAGGAACTGCATCCGAGAATATACTTAAATAATCTATAAGACGGGTATTTTCAACGTGGCTGTTATCAATGTTGCCATTCAAGTTTAAAATCGTTCGATAGCGTGAGTACAGTGAAATTCCTGCTGAGATCTCTCCGTTTTGCCAAGTAGTTGGAACGGAAATACCCTGTTGTTGGGCAGCCTCATTAGGAGTAGCCGAAGCCGAAGAATAAAGACGGAACACATAATTATCCGGCTGAACCCCCACAGGTATATCGGGCAAAGATGTTGCTTCCTCATATTTTGCATCATACCGAGCATAATCAGGATTAACTTGGGCGAATCCCTGAGGCATGTTATCGTTCTCTAGTAGAGGATTGGTTTCCATAGAGGTCACAAATGGCATCTGTTCAGATACAAAATAGTAATTATATTTTGGGTTTTCTTGGAACTCCGGTAGAGTGACGGCCAATATAGTCTGTATGACCTCGGGTGGAAGTGCTACACGAATAGCACGGGACATAAGGAGCAGATTACGAGGATTATCTAGGTAGTTTCGGTCACGAGTGAAACTAGGCATCCGGTCAAAAAGATCTTTTAGGGTTCGTAAGCCTAAACCAGGATCAGTCAAAGTAGGGTAATCAAATTGCTGTAGAGCCGGCGTCGGTATCCGAGTCAAAACCCCGATAAATGCCGCTGCGGTGCGACCATCTCTTAATAGCTCAACTTCATTTAGATATACCGATACAAGACCATTAGATATCAATGTCCGTGCAGTACTGAGAGCGGCAGCCATCATGTCCCGAGAAAAACTTTCCACTGGGCGTCCAGCCTCTTGGCGGTTCACATAGGCATAACTGCCCGCAGGTCGATCTTCTCGGAAATCACCAGGACCGTAATGATTGTAAAAAGAATTAAGCCAAAAGTCATATGTATTTTGGTTTGCTACCTGAGGTTCAGTACCATTAAAGCCGCCCAAAGACCACTGCATTTCAGTAATTATTTTACCAAAACGACTTTCCTCGGGGGCTGTTAGTCTTAGGCTACTATCTCCCGACTCAGGACTTAGGGGATTTCCTGTAAAATAAGTATTCGAGTTATTTCTATAATATTTTAAAAGAGGCCCCTTGACAGTCTCGTGAAATGATAAGAATCTTCTAGTCATTATTTAAAACCTCTCCGCCAATAAGCCCGTATAATGAACCGGCATTAGGGTCTTCTACTCTAGGAGGGTTAATATCTTCAGCCGGGGGATTAAGATTGACTATAGTTCTAGGAACCTCTGGCAAGTCTCGATCGATGGGTCTAAGTTGTGCCTCTCCCTTTATAAAGTAAAAATACTTATTATACATAGGTAAGTTAAGTATATCTATAGACTTAAAAGCATCATTTAGATTTTCCGCTACATTGTCTTTTAATACCTCTTGGGATAAAAATTGATAGTCTGAAGCGTCTAGCGTTCGGACCCTGCACAGCAATTGTTGTCCTTGTTCTATATTATTCAATACTTCCGGAGTGACCTCAAGCCACTGTTCAAGTTTCATTTTCTGTGTGAACGCACCATCTAGATTTTGATTCTCATCTGGTTCTATGAGGTTAGATCCAAAATCACCACTCAACGAAAAAGGACCAGGCTTTAAGTTTCCAAACCCATTAAGATACTCAACTACTGCAATTTGCTTGTAGTTCATCCAGAAAGCCAAAAACTTAGCATATATCTTCATCGGATCCTTGGTTTGAGAATAGGGAGGAAAATTGATTCCACGCCGATAATAACTAATCAATTCCTGAGGGTCGTTAGCCGCATCCGAGTCTTCTAGGATAGGGCGGCAAGCATCATAAGACAAGTCTCCCTCGTTTTCACCCACGGCAATTTGGTTATTAGTCGTCGAGACAATAGCCATGCTCTTTTGCTGGTTGGGCAAATTGAGCAAAGTACTATCCAGTGCTGATTGTATATTATTTTCTGTTAGGTCAAACATTTCTTGAATAATATTAAAAGAATTAAAAAGATCTCTTTCGTAGGATACCACAAAATCTAGTTCTTTGTCAATAGACAATTCACCAAAAATTGCAAAAGGCAACTTAATAGGCAACTTTCTAGTCTTACGTTTCCCAAGTCTTATCTGTAAATCTTGTGAGTCATTAGGAGAAGGCTTGCCATCCAGCGACTGTGTAGAGGTCTCAAAGTATGTTATAAGAGTGGGATCTAAATTATTAGCCCCACCAATAATACCCGGTAGTGCTAATGGTCCATTTTGAATAAATCTCATTCCCCCAATTGGCGTATACCGAGTTTGGTCCACGGTGGGGTCATATGGTCCTTCTGAGATTTTAGGTGATTTATATTGAGGAGTGGTAGTAGCCTCTATGCGAACCCCATAACGCTCGTCTAAGATACTTAATACTGAGTCGTATAATTGTTCATTCTTTGATTCTAAGTTTATATTTTCATACCCTGCCTCATACTGCGGGGAGGGAGTAGCAAAAAATAAATCCTTACGATCGTAGTGCATGTGCATTATGTCAGAAAACAAACTAGCATATGAATCAAGATCATAATTTACTAAAGTTCTTCCGGGCTGAGATGCCCGTGTCTGTTTAAATACCTGACGTTTTGGTACATTAACCATAAGAGGCGTAAAGTGCTTCGCTGCTGAATTAGCAAAGATCCCAGTAGGTATATTTTCGGTTTGTGGTTGCAGGCGTTGAAAATATTTCTCAAACTCTGAATTTATTCGTCCTTCATATTCTTCAAAAGAAATCCTGGAAAGTCCACTAGTTTGGATGTTTGGGTTAAGATTTTCGAAAATGTAATCGGCACCATATCCAAAATCGGTATTTAAATCAAGAGTCTCGTCAAACGTGTACACCTCTTGGTAAATTGGATAATCTCGTTGGCACACTCCACGGCTTTCAAAGTCAGTTACCACATGGTCTAAATTATTAATTGCAAGTGGATTATTGGGGAAAATAGTACGCAGTTGTTTAATGAAAAAGAATATTCCTATTTCAATTATTTTCTTTATATCCTCCAGAACCTCGGGGTTTACATTATCTGCGGTCAAAAGTGGGCGATAATAATCATATAGAAGAGTGCCCTGTTCCAAAGGTATTATATCATCAATTATTTTTTGGTAATCATCAAGGACATGTTTAATCATATCTAAATAGGAAACTTCTTGTCCCCGAAACTGTCCTATAATATTGTTAAGAGGCGTAGTAGTGCGCCGCAAGGAGGCGTTGTAAATATTTCGTCCATTTGTTATAATTTCCCCTTCTTCAAAACGCACAGTGTCTGGAATGGAATTCACAATATTATCGAAGATCTGTCCTAAATCATACTTAAGTCCGTAAAGCCTCCGCACTACCTCTCGCAAGAAGAGTGGCGCATTGTCTTCTACAACATATTTTACGCTATATCCTAGGCGATCCGTTGCTCCTTGGCGGCGCATGTCTGGGATGTCTTTATCTTGTCCTTCAAAGAATTTTATCTTTGGATCAGTTGCAGCAGTTACGTTCAAAACAGGCTGGGCAGCCATAATAAACTCTTTAGGATAAGACAAGTTGGGACCTAAAGTTCGTAAATTTCCAACTGTCCCAAGGTTGTTGATTCCCCCATAAGACAATGGATTGACATAGTGCCGATACAGAGACATATCTTTCACTTGAGAGAATGTAAAATCATAACTGTCATCGCCACCTAAAAGAATATTTGCCGTTGTAGGGTTACGATAAAAATATGAAAAAGCACTATTAGAAATCAAGAATGACTGTACATCAAAGGCAAAAGTAAGCCGGGGCACCTCATCATGATCTCTCGTGACCCAAAGGTCTGTGAAAAAGTTTTTATCTTGAATGATCTTTTTAATTTCAGGATTTTGATCGAGCAACGTTCCTGCATAGGATTTATACAATTTGTCGTATAAGAATTTATACTTATCTTCTTCGAAAGATAATGGATCTGTAGTTATAATCTGAGCCTGTGAACGTTGTGGACTTTCAATAACTCGACTATCCCTGAACTGCCCATTACTGTAGGGTCCGATCCCTACATATGGGTTAACCCGAGAAATAGAATTCCAAATATTCTTAGAACCTAGCACGTTGGCGCTCACAATAGGAGTTGTTCCAGCCCCAAGGGTCAAGCCAGAACCTTCTTGTTCGGGAGCCTCATAAATAAACATATAGAGAGTTAGTTGTGATAATTTACTAGGGGTTACATTGGACATGTCAAAGGTGACAGGCAGCATTGAAACTCGTTGTAGGTTCTGTAAGGCGTCTCTAAGTGCTAGTCCCTCGATTTGTTCTACAATGTTACCCTCTTCGTCCATTACGACTGCGCCTGGATCTAGATTGTCGGGATCTCCTACTCCAGGACGAGTTGATTCCACGCTGCGGCGAATAATGTTCCCATCCTCATCACGAGGAAGAACCTCAAGTAACCCAGCGTCATAAAGGACTATGCCCTGAGGCAGGGTAGTGCCGTTATCAGTATAAGAAATGTTATCATCTCTTTGAAATATTAATTCCTGACTCACTTGGTCACTAGCATAAAGTGAGTAAGGGGATCCGCTAGACATATACTGCTGAAATTGAGGCTGTAGGCTGCGGTATAAAAAGTCCGTATACCCATTTTCACTTACTACCTCGGAAAAGTTATTATCTTGAACCTCAAGGAAAAGGTACTCATTAAAACGTTGAGTTGCAAAATCAGTCACCTGAGCCGATCCACTTTCGTAAGCCAGCCCAATTCTTACCCGAAGATTTCTTAATTCCCTATCACTCTCTGAGAGATTACCAGTCTGCTGGATGAAGGAACTGTGGATGTTAACAGTCGTACTAAAGACGCCAGACTCCGCATCGTTCTCCTCAAGAACGAGTGAATCAAGACGGAGTTGTTGAATTCTTCTTAAAATCATTATCCATCTCTCCCACTTAGAGTATCAACGGCTTCGCACAAATCCCCTACCGTTGCGTCAACATTTCGCTTGTACAATGTTGAATTAGACGGCATCTCCACTCCTTGCACTTCCTTATCCAGAAAAACATTAAAATAATACTCTACATATGTGTTATCTAGTTCCGGAAAGGCTTGAATAATATCTTGTTCTGTTCCCTCTATCGTATCAACCAGTACATAAGGGCTAGTCTGGTTCTGGAGACCTTGAGCATGTTGTGATTCCCGATTAATAAAACCTAATGCCGTCAGGTTGTTTTGGGTATCCATTTTAAATATTTCAATATCAAAATTTCCATTTAGTTTAAAAAGAGTATTAAGTTCCTGTACATCCAGGACTATTTTTTCATTTTCCGTTAAGTAGTAAACAAAACCAGCCTCTGGGTCTTCTGCTGGCTCAGATTGGTAATGGACTTCTAGCGATGCGCTCAATAATGGAACAGTATTAGAAGATTGATATTGAGCGGTCTCACCCAAGATGACGTCTGAGGGTGGTGCTAAAGTAATATCCCAAGATGGCATAAAATCTGACCAAGGGCTATTAGACCCCAGAAATCGGAAGAATCTCGAATTAGCATCTGTAACTTGGTTAAACTGATTCATGTCAGTTGTAGAATTTATGGAAACAACAGGACTTGTTGAGCCCGTGAATTTAGCCCAAGTCTTTAATCTAGCAGTGTTATCTTTTATTCGAGGAACAATCTGGTTTTGCGTCTCAGTGACACCCCCGTGTTTACCATCGTATAAAATATCACTATCATAGAAAGCATAATATTTAGGATAGAATGTGCCTTGTGAAAGTTTGTCCTTACCGTAAGGAGTTAACTCCACTTGCAATACTTCTTCCTTTTGATTAAAAAACTTTACCATATCTTAAGTATCACTCATCATTGTTTTGCGCACCCAGATTTAAACCTAGTCCTGCGCCTAGTGGTGGAATCTCAAGACCGCCCTCTGGTATTTGCCCTTCACCAGGGAGGGGATTATTTCGAGATTCTTCAGTATATTCTCTCTCCAGCTCTGGTCGAAAAACGAACTTTGTATCCAATTTGTTGAGTTCGACCAGAGAGAAATGGTCGTATGGCCAATTGTAGGAACCTTCCGTGAGTGAATGCTTGTAACTGTATACTGTTTTTGCCCAATTGTCCATAGTGCCCATGAACCTTGCAGCAGACTCAGGAGTTAACCCTTGGGCACTCAGGAACCCGTTTACTTTTTCGTAAGACAAGGCATCCACTCCATCCACCTCTTCCATGACCATTTGATCATATCCTACAAGTCCTCTTTCTTTTACTTTGAATACTAACCAACGTATCTCGGGATAAACACCTCGAAGATCTGGTAGCCCCGAAATATCTAGAAGATCGTATCGTGGGTGACCATCTCGTTCATTACGAGGAATATCTAAAATAATCTGCTCCTTAAGGACTTCTGGGAACTTAGTGGCAGTTTCTTCTACATTATCTCCCGGAAGGTAGTGGTCAACTGCTGTATAACTCATGTTGAATCTCTGAGAAATATCAGGCATTACTCCCTGCCACATGTCTGCTAAATCCTGTTTGGTTAGAGAAATTTTATGTTCTAATAAATAAACCACAGGAGTGTGAAGCATTTTGGTCCCGTCCAACACTTGATCGTAGTCATCCGGACCAAAAGGATTAATGAGGTCAGGGATGTTGGGGTATCCCTGAGGTACAAGTCCCAATAAACCATTTGCTAAAGCAGGAGGCAATGAAAACTTTGTGAATCTCTTTCGGAATTCTTTAATTTTTGGACCTAATTTGTCGGCGGGAGCCCGAAGAGGAATTATGCGAGGCTTCTGGTCTTTATCAAAATAGACAGGTAATGCCAAGACTGCCTCGGAAAGTGATTTTTCATTATCTTCCCCGAGTTCGCCCAGGCGCTTCGCTTTGCTGAAATCTATACCATTACGAATAATCTCTTCTGAGTCAAAGCCAACCAGATCTCCCAAAGACTTGACTGTTCTCTCGGCATCACTAACAAATTTAGGAACTTTTTTCACATACTTGTTGGTACGCTTAGCAGTAGCACCATCAAGATATGTGATAGCCACAAAATCGTATTCTTCGCTATTGCCAGTGGGGATATCCTTGATGTACATATACACCCCTTCATCATTATCTGGCTGAACACCATACTGGTGCCACATCCCCTTGGATCCAGAATAATAGGTTCCAGTACCTACAGATGCGGAGAATTGATATGACGGAACACCTTCTGCGGTTTGAGAGCTTGGAAAATCTAGAACTGGACATTCCCACTTGGGCATGATGGTCCATTTGTTAGGATCCGTACTCCGATAAGATGTTCCCGTAGAAGTCGGGAAAGTATTAAATATGTTAACCGAGGCATCAATATCCATCCTGTTTTGCCATGCTCGGTTCCAACCATAAGATGGGGTAGCAACAGAGGTTACCACGTTATTATCTCGGTCTATGAATGAACCAGAAGTCATATCATAATAACTCCCACTTTCATTCAAGTATTGAACAAAAAGCTCGCCTCGATCATTATTAAGAATTTCGTCCAAAGTATAATCATTTTTATCGCCCCGTGGCATAAACAACATTCTTACTAAAGATGGTCCATAATAATATGGTGGCGTAAACGGCGCAAACTCACCACGGTGTTTTGGCCAGTTCTGTTCCCTGCCCTTTGGAAGTTCGTCAGATGTAAGTCCGTGCCAGTCTACTGAGCCCGTACTGGTAGGAATCCCAAAAGCATATGGATTACTGTACTGGTTGAAATTCTCCGTTTTAAGTAGACCAATCTCCATCATATAGGCGGCATCTTTTTCAACCTCTACAGTTCTTTCGGGAGCGGTATTTTGTTGTCCATCTTTGGGAGGTGCCCCGAACTGAGAAACGAATTTAGTCAAGTACCCCTCAGGTCCATATTTATTAGTCTTCTTTTTCAAGAAAAACTTAGGTACGTTAGCCAAGAAGTTAGACATGGCTTTTTTGTACAAGGTATCGTTCAAAGACTTGGCGGATATTGATCCCGTAGCATCAAGATACAAATACTCGTTAAGGTCCGACAAGACAGTCCCTAGAGACTCTCCTGTTTTTAAGGCTGGAACAGGATCAACTAGTGTTTCAAAAGGTAGGCGATCAGCCCAGAAAAAAGAATTAATATCTGCATTTTGCCAATTTGCAGTTGATAAGTTACGTCTCCTGTTGCCTGGGATGGTCCCTGGGGCATTACTAACCGACAGAGTTCCGCTCAGGCACCCATGTAATGGCAAAGTTGCGCTAGAAGATAAGTACTGTGTTAAGTTTCGAGTGGTCCGGCGAATAGGATAATCAACAGCGATTCCAGACTTAATGGAGTTGTAAAGGATTCCCGGTGCCAAGAAAGGTCGGAGCAATGATCTCCATGCAGAAGTTGCAGATCCACTTGTGCCAGTCAGTACAGCATTGCCAATGTATGCATCCCTAAACAGAGCAGCGATCTCAAGGCTTCTATTTGCTGGATAAAAACCATCGTAAGGGAGCATTTTTACAATTGCTTCTGAGCCCAGTTCAAAGTGTCGTGGGTAATTGTTGAAAATAAAATCTCTCTGCAAAATATCATCAGGCATAAAGTCCCCAAGGAACTCTAACTTATCTGTTTCAGCAAAACGTTGATAGAAAGAACTATTGACTCCGTTAAACATTGTATGATTGGCACCAGTAAGCTCCAAGGAGGCAGAAACAATTGATAGAAGACTACCATTCTGCTGGTACTGTTTGATGTGTTCACTAATCCGAAACTCAGGCATGATAGTTTTTTCTTTGCCTGCTAGTCTTATATTTTCCACATATTTTTCATAGGTGTCGTAGAATGGCCGGCTCTGGGCGGCGGACTGGCGCTTATTTGGTCCATCAACATATATTCTTGAAACTCCTGCTGTCCAGGCTGGTCTGGTGTATACCGATCCAGGGGAGCGAGGCTCGGGAAGATCGACACACACAGTGGATGCTGCTGCTCCAGCAGCAAATGCCACAGTCGTAACACCGCCATCAGTTTCGGCTGTGCCTGCGACGGGTTTGCCATTCATTGCTGTGCCTGCGACATCCGCAGTTAAAGGAACAGTTGATCCCGCCACTGTCCCTGGTGTAATATTGATAGCACCTGCTGCTTGGGACAGAGATATTGTTTGAGCGATGGCTGCAATAACATCAGATGTGGCGGTTGCCCCAAAAGTACCTATGATTGTATCCGTAGACGCACCGGGTGCTGTAGCAGCATCAAAAATGTATGATACCACACCGTGAGCGACATCTTCAAGGTCCAGAGTTTTACTATTGTAGGTATAATCTGTGGCTCCAGCCCAACTGGTTACAGCCACACCAAGAACACCAGTATCATTAGAAGTTATATTTCTACTATTCCAGGCAGTACCTGCTGTACCTGCGGTTAAGTCAATAGTATCCGTACCTGATTTTGCAGGCAGAGCAATATTCAACGGTGAGGCATCAACACGGGCAGATTCGATGGCACTGAATAGTTGATTCCGGCACTCTTCTTTTGTAAAATATACCCCCACAAAAGGCGGATTCTCTACACCCATTTCATAGGTATTGGTGCCTGCATCGAAAGTGTTAGAATTGGAGTTATTTACAAACTTAAAAGTCTTAGTCGATGTTAGATCCTGAATTTCCAACGTCACTGCGCCGAAGAGGGATGAGCCGTCTGCACTACTTCCGAGCACGAACTGTCCAGTAGCAGTCGTAAGACCCTCTCCCTCTCCCCTGCTTGCCGTGATAGCGGCTACTGCTGCGACCGCAGACGTGGTTGTGCAATCAACCTTGGTAACAGGAACATTGTAGACATATTGTGCCGAATTAATACTAGAAGTTATATAAACAGCCGTGCCATTGTTTAAAGACCCACCTGGGTCAGTAATTCTATCGTTTATAGTTCCATAGTGAGTCATCATTAGCTCACCAGCCGCCATCGTACCAGCATCCGCAAGAACAACTGGAGTAGAGGCAGTCAACACAGTGACCAAAGACGTATCGAAATCAGAATATAGGTACGAGTCAAGAGGCCATATTGAGCCAGATCCAGGTCCCGCTGGCAGTGAAGAGGGATCTTCATACGGAACCTGGTCTAAGTTTTGAACCGGATAACCCTGAGATGTGACAAAGTCGCCCTTCAGGCGAGTAGACTGTCGGTTAAAGCCATCGATATTTACCCGAGATATAAGTTTAGAATAATCTGTTAGCGATGTCACTGCTGCGCTACCAGTGACTATAGCATCATCTCTCCAGTGGCTATAAACAAAAGCCTGGCGAGCACGGGACTGTGACAAATATGTGTAAACTTCTTTCGGATAAATTGTTTCCCTATAAGTAAAGTCTTTAATTAATTCCGCACCGTTCACACTGCGCTGGACATTTTCTACGAATTGATCTCTTAAAACCTCGTAGGGGCGCTTTATCTTTCCATGTGCAAATTTTACATCGCCCTGGATTTGTTCGTTCAACTCACGGTTAGCAAACCCCATCAACATATTTCCATAAGTATATTCCATGGCAATAGAAGTATGACGCTCTGATGTCTTTGAGGGTGTTCCGATCGGAGTCCTCATCTGATGGAGTAACGCTTTATAGCGTGAAGTAATGGGCGCTTCTCTAAATCTCTGGGAATAGTAATGAGGCTCCGCTTGTCCGTTTCGACTGTATATTGTACGAGTTTTAGTGGCTATTGAGCCATTACTACCATCATCAAATTTTACTTCGTCATTTAGCGTCACTACTTCTTGGGGTAACAACTCATAAAGATTATTTTGCCAAAAGTATTGAGCCTTTTGAGAATTTCCGGCTTGCATTTGTTTCCAAGAGACATAATCTCGATTGTTTGCCCATACAAATTCGGACTTTCCGCCAGCATTAGTAATTAAAGAATTAGAGAAAGTTGAAGGGTAGGCTGTAGCACTTTGAGTTACAAAAGTAATATTGGCTGGGTAGCGACTGCCCAAGGCAACATACTGGTCATATATTGAAGCATTCTCAGAGCCAGACAAATAGGATGTCCACTGAGCCCTATCAGCATTAGGGACTGGGCGGGTTACAAACCCATCATCGTAAACGCTAGCAGTGCCTACCGTTGTTGGGGTGGCGGCTCCTGAAAAGCCCATCTCTAAACGTAAAACTGTATTTCTTTGTATTTTAGTTGCGGAAGGGGTCGTACTAGGAGCACCAGTCGCTGGATCGTATTGATACCCTCCGAAGGTGGAATGGGTTCCTAAACGCTTGAGATAAGGGTTTATTACAGCCAAATTTCGGAAAGGCAGCGCACTATTGGGCGAAAACTGATCAGAGTTGACATCTCTAAACTGCTGCTTTGAATCTTCCTTAGAGCCAGGCGAAGCAAACATATCAACTAGAATTACTTCCGTCTTCCTTCGGTTAGGCACTTGTCTTGGAGCCGGATAATCTGCGGACCCAGTCAAGCCACTAGTTCGTCGGGCAGGTGGCGTAATAAAAGCCGATGGCATAGAGTATTGATAACGAGAATTATTAAAGATAAAATCTATATTTGTTTCAAAGCGACTGTTACCTTGGACAACTTCATAGTTTCTCTCAAAGTTTCCGACTTTTCTTACAACGTCACCAGGAGTACTGCCAGTAATAATAGTTTTGATATTTGCAAGGTTAACAGGAGATTTTGAGGATAGTCCTCTTAGGTATTGACCTTTGGGGATTATTCCTGTCGTTATAGTCGTAACCGAGCCAGTACCCGAAGTAATTGTTAAATTGTATTCTTCACGGCGGTCTATGGTTCTAAATGGTGCAACATGACGTGCTTGGATACCACCGACCCAACGCTTAGTAAAGGGTCCCTGCAATGGCACACTATGACGATAAGGAGAGATAGAGTCCTCATGAAGATTATTAAGAGAGATCCCTGTAAGACCAAGACTGTTCAATTGAGCATTATAGCCTGTTGTCAAACTAGAACTAATAGCGGTGAATGGAGTCAGTTGAGCACCTTTGTAATTTACACCATCTTTTGTTGCTCGAAAAGGAACAAGTTTCTTTTGCATGGGATCAAGAACATCATCACAATCCTCCAGACTCTTGAATTGATCAAAAGTGTAATCTCGAATGCGCCTCTTTTTGTTCAGGTATTGATTAATTCCGCCATAAATCGGAGCCACTATTTGTCCATCAACACAAAGGAAGTTAGTTCCATCTACTTGTTTCTGTACAGCGTTTAAAACAGCGTTACGAGTGGTTAAATTTCCTCCCGAAGCGATAAGGGGGGGAACATCTCTTTCTGCTCGGGTGCGCCACCAGTTACAGTTTCTACTCTGAAGAGCAGGAATAGGTGCGTGTTTGAATTTCCAACCTGGGCTGGTACGACAAACTGACCCAAAGCCAGCGCCCAGGCTGCCGGTGATTCCTGCTACTGGATGCTTATCTCTTAGAATAGTAAGTTTGTGTTGAATCTTTGGCCGCTCAAGGACATGACTCTCAACGACTTTTCTAACTTCTGGGGCGTATTTGGCAGAAACAGGGAATAATTCCTGGATCATCTCCCCCATCGCAGTGTCAATCCACTTATAGTAGCGGAGATACTTATCAAAGTCAGGAATATCATTTTTGACTCTACGGAAAAATATTTCTCTTAACTTTTCCATTCGCTTATAATTTAGACGGTATTTGTTGACAGGCTCGCCTATGATATTATTAAATTCTTCGATAGAAGCAAACATCTCCAACATTCGATTAGAGATACTACGATACATGCTTCTCTCTACTGCGAAGAAGAAGTCAATAGGTCTTAAATAAATACCGAAAGTCTCATCATCGCTAGTAGGAACATTGACCATATTGTCTCCGCCAACATATTCGGGGATCTGAAGATGGTCGGTGTAAACGTACTGTTTTCTTACCGGCGTGAAACTAGACTTAAAGAAGTCGCCACGACCAGTATGTTCTCGTAGATTAATATTACTAAAGACAGGACCCTGGTACTCGTTAGGGTAAACTTGCACGTTTGAGCCCGAGGAATAATCAGTAACCATAAACCGACCGCTTGAATCACTCCCACTGATATCAGCGAAATCCCAGTTGAGTGCCAATGTTTGAATCTTGGGGATATAAACATTAGGAGCAGCACTCTGAAATTCGTAAGCGTTTCTATAGGGATTGAGGCGTCCGTAGGTATCAACCTCTTTGGCGTGGTGATCAACAGTAGAATTTGGAAGATAGTCTGTCCAGTATCTTACGCTTGATCCCCTGATATCAGTATTAACCAGCGTGCTTCCTGTAAAGTTAAACCTAGATGCTCCTAGATATACTTTTTTAGCACTTTCTATGATATTAGATCCCGAAGTTGCCGAAAGATCTGTCGCCGAAGAAAAACTATACTTCTTTATGCCGTTTTGGTAGTTAACGCCATAGAGTTCCAGAGTATAGCCAGTTTGAGCCACTGCTGATCCGATAACACCGTCAGAGAATTGATATCTCTCAGGGCGTAAGGACAAGGCCAGGTTCCACTTAGTGTTGTCATACACATTATTAAAGATACTACTAGTAAGGAGCGTCTTACCTTCTCGGTCTTTAACCAGAAAGTAGGCATCTTTTACTTTGTGTGCGGGTTCGAAAATTTCTGGGTATTCACCCGGACTCTTGATTACCTGTACCTGAAGACCGTAATCGCTTGATGCTGCTGCCCAAGTTGTATCGGTGATTGTAGGAGAGGAGTCGGCGGGAGTATGGAAACCCATGACTGATGCTGTCACGACTTGAGGAATATTATATCCTAAATTTCTATAATCCTGTTTGACGGCAAGATCAAGTTCGCTCTGAAGAGTAAAGGCAAATTCCCCCAAAGACGTAGATCCAGAAATGGTACCTACTGAATTAGGGTTTGTTGAATCATAATACTGATAGACAATTGCTTCGTCATCCGCCTGGTCCAGATGGGCTGTGAAGTCAGCGAACTTCTTAGTACTGACGCCTGCCTTATAATTAGAGACCAATTCGAAGTCAGCGTTATTAGGGTAAGTATTAAGCGCAATAATTTCATCATCTACACCTAAGCACCTAATGAAGTTCCGAATCGCCTTTTCATTGCCCTTGGACTTGAGAATGAAATTTAAGTTATTATAAATGTTCTTATAGATCGAATTTTTAATATCTTCCAGTTGGTCGTCAAAATTGATCTGCTCATCACGCTGCAAGAATTGCTGAAGAGTTCCGGCGTTGGCAAATAACTCTGGTGCCTCGATACCTAGATTCTCAACTAACCTGTCATTATAGGGAAAATGTGTATAAGAAGAGGAAAGGCTTCCGCTTACATAATCCATGTAACGAAGGTTTTTGATATAAGTTATTTGATTATAAATTGTGTCGAAGTAGTTAGCCATAATCTGTGTTAGGCTAACAATCTCGTTAGAGCCCTGTTCTTCTTCTTCGATTATCCAGTTAGGCAAATGGTTCAATAAGCGGGCGTTATTTTGATAATCATAATTACTTCCTGTCAGAATGTAATCTGCCAACAAGGTTGTATAGTTGGGATTAGAAGACCGAACAATGGGATCACCAAACTCATGAATTGATTCTATTTTTAACTGATTAATCGCCGAGGCTGTATTACGAGTATTTGTAGAGTTGTAACCTACGTACAACCCATTAGACAAACGACCAGAGTAATCCATGATAACCTGGTCAACAGCCGCATTGGTCGTAATTCCCTCATTAAATTTAAAATAGACACCGAGAGAAACATTAACATCATATTTGTTACTTCCTCCGCCTACGTTGGCGAACCAGTATCTTCCAATTTCCTCGTCATTTCGGGCAGTTTTCCAGAAACGAAACTCGTCCAGCGATGCAGAAAGTTTACCATAGCCCTGGTCTACTCCGGAAAAGCCTGCACCAGCAGGTGTGGTTCGGAGGGCACCTATATTGGCTATCATAGATCCAGTGACTGTCCCTATTGCGCCAGCAACAGTTGGAGCGATTCCAGTCTGTATACAAGTTCCATTAGCAAAAAAGTCCAGAGTAGGGGAACTAGATGTGGTATTAAATACGAATGAAAAGTTTCTCCAAGTATCATCATTGATCGGAGTAGTCGCCGTGGGTACAACAACATTATCAAATCCAGTAGATCCCGATCGGAAAGTAACTTCAAAATGATCACTCGATCCAGTTACCACTTCAATGCGAAGTCGTCCGTATTCATCAGATGTAGTACTGGCACCATTCCATAGATCAAAAACTACCTGGCGAGGAGATTCTACCGTATGATCAATAGCGGCGGCTTTTTTATAGAAAAACTCAACTGTTGTCCCGTCAGGTCCGCCAAACTCAAGATTAGAAGTACGATCCTGCTCTACATTGTAAAAAGTATTTTTGTGGGGACCACCCTTAACTTGGACATATTGAGCCGAGGAAGAGGCATACCCTGATGGATGAGGGGTAATAGCGCCATAAGTCACGCCATTCTGTATAAAGCCAGTAGATGTAGGATAGATTTCCTCAAAGAAATATTTTTCAACAGGATTAAGTTTATTATAAAAATCTACCTTTTCAAATTCAGAACCATCGTAAGGATAATAACTTAAAATATACTCAAATGCATTTTTATAATACTGTTCAGCCGAGCCAAACTTGACAAACTCTTCAGGGTTTGAATAATTGATAGGAGGCAGAACATAATCTTGTTTCTGAAGAGAAGCCTTGAGATGAGCCTCGGATTCAATTCCGTCACCTAAAGTGTCAGGAGCACTTAGTCGTAGGTATTTTCCTACAGTTACTGCCTGCTTATTTTTGTCAAATAACTTTTTTACGCTCATGTGTTCTCTTCTTCAATACGGAATTTAAATACTTCGGGCTGCTCTTGATAAGTTCCCTGAAGGTAGTAAGAGAACTTAATTCCATAGGCATACCCAGGATCAAGATAACTGGTATCAAGTTTGAAATAGTTACCGCTTATATCATATGATAATCGACTATAATAATTATCAGTACTACCAGTCCCATACGGAATAACATCTAAATCATCGATTACTCGGTAGACTTTATAATATGCGTTGTCTATCACTTCGGGCTCGATATGTCTGGTTGAGACTGTATAAATGTTGGGGCTCCAGTCTTTTTTACGAGTAAAAGCACGCAAAGTAGGATTATCACCTTGAGAATATGCACTTTGTAAATTAGTGATGGTCGTAATATACTTTACATCATATTGAAGATCCGCCGTGTTTAATGATTTTGGTATATAAGATCCAGTGAAAAACTCTACTCTTTGTGCTCCAGATCCCGTAGACCAAACATCAAATATTTGTTCGAAAGAACTAGTTGATGCGAAAGAGGCAGTATAGACTCCTGTAGTCTTTACTCCATTTTCAAATAAAACGCCGCCCGTCACCATGGTTGAGGTCGTACTATTAGAACGAACTATATCCAGGGCGCTACCAGTAGGCACAACCGGAACAGTCGCTGCTTGACTTCCTGAAAATATCTCTACACTTAAAGTATCTTTTATAAGCCCAGGGATATTCTGCAATTGACCCCTGACCACATTATAAAGAAAAAGAGTATTAAGATTATCTGCGGCAGGTGCCATACTACTACTAATAGCAAAATTACCCCGATTATCTCGACGAGTAGAATCCCACCAAACATCTAGCGTTGGGCGATAATGAAAATACTCAGAAGATCGAGCAAAGAACTTCTTGGTATACATCGTGGTCGAGCCCGATACAATAGCATCAGGAAATTTAATTAAGAATCCATAATTTGGTGTAGCATCTAACCACTTATTTACTATACTAGAGACATCTAGACGAATATTTTCAAGTCCACTCTCAAACGGAGCAGTGGCAGAAGTCCCAGCACCATAGAGATAAGAAGAGCCGGTAGCGTTCCATGCAGTGCTTCCCGAAGCATAAATCCAGTTAGATACTCCCAGGTCACTATAATTATCCATGTCCAATCCACGACCCTCTTGCCATGCTTGACTGAGCATTCGAACATCTAAAGAATAATCTACCGGGACAGTGCTTCCGTGGGGAGCATTATAAAGATTAAGATAGAATTTTAAACTAGAAGTATCGTTAGGAATAACACCAGCCAACATATCTGAAGCAATAGTAGATACTGGAAACTGAATTAGTATCCTACTCTGCTCCGCATTGCCGGCATTAATAGATGCAGAAGTCTGTCCATGGATCACAAATGTCTCTAAAATATCTGCAATACCCATGTTTGACCCAGTGCCCCGAGTCAGAAGATCAATTTTAAATGCGTCAGTTATGGTATTGTCTTTAGTAGCGTAATATTTCTTAATAGCCATCTTATGTTACCACCCCAGAGATATCAGTACCAGGAACAAGAACTTCGGCTACAGCGTCTTCTGGTATTAACAAAAAACGACCATCGTCCGAGAGGTTACTGTCTATATCATAGACTACGTCGCTATAAACACCACCACTCTGATTAATTAGTTCCACATTTGTAGTATCTACAACGCCTGGGACATCATTTAGGAGTTTATAAATCTCTGATATATAAATCGCCTCCCCTACATTAAACTTAATATTGATATAGTCCTGTTGGAGTTTCTGAATACAGTCCTGAAGAAGTTGATATCGATTGACATCCAGGGCAGGCAAAATACGGAAATTTATTCCAATATTGATCACTCGTCCCTCCAGTACATCTATAGTATCGTTGATCATTCGATATCTGTTTAGCCATGTTTTAACATTTTCTTTTAAAGTACTGTTGGGGACTATGAGATCTCCTGCGCTATTTTGAGACATTAGGTACACGTTTAGGTTGCGTTTTAGCGAATTAGTATCTCGGATAACATTACAGCGGAACACTTTACCAAACTTGGATGGCATCCTGTAAAGTAGATTAATATAATCAGTTCGTGTAACTGCACGATTCTGTGCAGCATAAGTTCCAAAGGCTCGTTCTCTGACCTCATCAGGCAAGAGAGGCTCTGTGTCCCCTAGAATAGGTTCTTCGTTCTCTACTTCTAAAGATGTCTGGACGTCTGTTACCAGCGTCGCATTCAGCGTTCCTTGATTCTTAAAAGAAAAGTTTGCTCCAACAACAGAATTAAGTGTCCCCACGGCAGCATTGACATTGGAAGTTGTGTTCGCCACATATTCTATTGTCAAAGTAGTGTTAGAGGGAACTACACCGAATTTGTCTGTCTGAATAAGTTTTCCAGGATCAAATGTAGTATCTGTAATATAATTTCTGCCCGTTACATCCAGAACCACATCTGCCGGATCTGCTATAACATCCCCTGTAAGGTTTTCCTCCGACCCATACCCAAATTGAATAAAAGTATTTCCCTCATAAGTATTTGTAGAAACAAACCTCCGAGGAACTGGGACAAGCCTCATCACATATGGGACAGCAGTCCGATCACTATTAATGTTTTTTACTTGTTGAATCACTACATCTTGAGTCAAATAATCGACTTCATAATATTCGTTTCCTTGGCTATCTGTTACCGATAATATCTCAGATATATTTCCCCTGTTAAGTTTCACTTGGCGGAATCGGGAATAATCTCCTACAGTAATAATGTCTCGGAAGTTCTGTCCTGAAACGACCGTACCGTAGGCTTTAATGGCAAAGTGTGTAGGATTACCAGTTGTGATATCTACGTTTGCCACAGTTACTTGGTTATTAGGATCAGTAAAATCCACATCATCTATCAGGCTATAGATAGCACCCTGAGATCCGACGCCGCCACCAGCCCCGATAAGAGACCCAGCCCTAAGAATTGGGAAATAATCTAGATCAGGTCCTCGTGACAGTGAATTTGCAGGTACTGTTACATATAAGGCAACTTGTCCAGTCGATTGTGCAGCGCCGGCGGTTTTGTATCCAAGCATGTTTGAGAGGCGGATAACATTATCAAATCTGATGGCGCTATCCAAAAATGTCTCATTAGTTTGAAAATCTGCATAAAAAGACAACTGATCGCCAACATAGGCAACCATGTCCACCATCATCGCTCCGAACGAGGCCTCGCTAAAGTCCTTAAAAGTAGTTGGATAATAACGCTTCGCATAGTTAACCAAGTCATTTCGAATCGAAGTATAATCTTTGCTAGTATAATTAATTGGTGGTTTTGCCATGGATTAATGTTCCCTTATAAACTTAATTAGTTAGCCATAGTAGAAGTGATGCGTAATTCATCCTTCGCATTATATGGAAGAATGTTGTATTGAATTACTACCTGTACTTGGTTATAAGCAAGGTTGCTGTTTTCATCTGATGTGACAAAATCTATAACCTCGATGTTTACGCTGGGCATATAGACATCTTTTTGTTCTGTAATCTTTTCGACTAATCGATCCATCGTCTCGCCGGAAAGAGGTTCAAATAAAAAGTTATAAAGACCAACTCCAAAGTTTGGCTCCATAATACGCTCACCGGGGGAAGTAAGAATAAGATTTTTAAAATTTTGACGAATTGTCTGCGTCAAAGTCTTATTAAGCCGATAGGGTCCATCGGTTTCACTATATGATAAAGGTAGTTGGGGAGATATCCCTTGTAATTTACTCATTTGGTTTAATTAGTGTTTCTAGTGTATTTTTTTCAATTCTAACGCTTTGTAAAGAAGGTCCAGTATTTAAGCAGACGTATTCCTGGGCATCACCTAGTGTAGATAGTACTACACCATAAACCATACGCTTCACTATTGGTGTCTCGCTAAGCACATCACCAAACGACCTTTCGCCAAATAATCCATTTACATATGAATCCAACCTAGTACTACTATAAGTACATAATTCATCGACTGATACCAAATTTGGGGCACCTTGCGCCGAGGCGGCGTTGCCATAAGGACCAACATCCCTGCTTCCAAGGGCTGCAAAGTAATTACGTGCCGAGGCTTTCCATGCACTTTGTAGGTTGGCTAATCGGGCTACGGGCTCGCCGCCGGCGGGTTTATAATTCTGTGACACGATCGTTCTGATTTCCTGTTCGCTCCTCACCAGATACTCTTCATACATTTCCTCAATTTGTTCCTCAGTGAATGGAGGCATATATTCAGGTTGTTTCCACCAAGCGTCGAGATTGCCGAGAGGATTATTGCCTCCAAGCCAATCTTTAGCGGAAGAAAATACCGTCCCCATTGCGTCATAATATTCTGGAGGTGCATCATAAGGGCTCATATACCGGTAACCGTTATCAAGGACAGTCAAAGCTGCCTCTGAAGTCCGCTGGCTAACTCCTCTTGTTCGGTCCTCAATATCAATTCTCTCAAGAAGCGAGGTTTCAATGAGGTTAGGATCAGTTAGAAGCCGATCTAAATAAGCAACCCTCTCTTCAACCTGAGGTGTGGAATAATATGTAATATCATAAGATTCATTATATTCTAGAACTGAGACAGGGAACCCTACATATTTATTAGCAAACTTGGAGTATGTTTGCCCTCTGACTGCGCCCAGGAAAGCGTCGTCACTCCCTGCAATCTCTACCTGAGATCTATAGTAGATGTCACTATAACGTTCCCCATATTTTACTGAGTTGTCATAATATATTAAGTAAGTTGCATACAGAGGTCCAATGGGGAAATAATATGACCCCACCTGTTCTCCGAAAGCCGTCACAGTTTGAGTATTCGGGTCCCTCATTTCTCCCAATAGCCTAAGCGCAGCAGTGACCTGGTTGTCTCTAATCCCCAGGTTTGCGTAATTACCTTGCTGAATTTGAGAGGCCATCTCTTGGTAGAACAAAAACAACGAGGACAGATATTTAGTATATGAAGGGTTATCCCTTCCCAGTACTTCAAAATTGTCATAAACTGATCGGTTGATCAGAGAATATTCTGATGTTCTGGCAATGTTATCTAACATTCTTACAAATATTTTCTGAATTGTTTCTTTGAGGTTTTCGTCTGGTGTTTTACTGTCACTTATCACTAACTGAGGGTTTTCAACAGGGAAGTCCGCATAAACTTTCTCAATCATATCAAAATTCTGTAACAGAGGAGTTAATATATTTCTGCTCTTAAGTTCTTTTCGTATTTTTCGATATAAATAATCAGTAATCAAATTTACAGTTCCCGTGTTATTCCAACAAGGATATACTCGTGCTAACGGCAAAGTATTAACAAAGAACTGTTGTATCCTAGACTGTATCACGCTGACCCAGGCTTCTGCGTCCGCTTTTTGGTCAGCAGTGACGCAAATATCATCATTGGCAACAAATACTTCTAAGTTAGTACCGTAGATGTAACGAGGCAAGCGGCGCTTTCCAACATCGGATGTAATAACACGATCAATTTGTGTTTCAACAAACTCAGAGGGGTTACTTATAACATTCAGACTTTCATCTGTTGTGTCAATACTAAAAGGATTGTCATCATCTACTAATTTTAAAGACGTCATGAAAAAACTATTAATCATTTGTTGTACAGCACTTGAGGGGCGCTGTAGTCCAGCCCCTGTTCCCGAAGAAAGACTCGGAAGGGCAGTGCCGCCAGTATTCAAATTTTGTGTACCAGGTTCTATTAAATTATTTAAAAGCATTCCATAAGATACAGGAGAATTAGGCTCAGTAGCAAAATCCTGAGGGTTCCAAGATGCCAACAACGACTCATTATTATAGGGGTTAGTTTGCCCAAATCCCCTAGAAGAACTCTGTGGGCTATCAACATAAATACGAATACCTGGCTCTATTGGATCATTGCTATTACGGACAGATAAAGCCACAGTGGGAAAGAATCCGATATAAGGCTCCCTGTATTGGATCTGTTTCAAATATGGCTTAATATATTCCGTGGCTCTTTCTGAATAGACTCCTTCGTATTGTCCTAATGCTACGTCCGGACGAGCAGGGATGGCTGAGTTTCCAATTTTTTCTCGTAAATGTTGAGGTGCTGTGGAGGCAGCGTATGAGCCGATGCGAGCATCTGATGTACTGTCGTCTGTTATACCATAGTGTGCATAAGGTAAGATAAGTTGGGTTCCTAACTCCTTGTAGGCGGTTGAAGGTATCTCTACACGATCCGTAGAATAGTTAACAATAGGTACTCTATAAACAAAACGATTTGTACTTGTTTTTTGCAATCGAGGCACGACCATGGAACTATGGAGCATATAATAACTCTGATAAAATAATTGAATTCCAATCTCTGTAGAATATAAATTATAGCGTGGATCACTAACATTTTGAGGCTGTTTGCCAAAAGCATTTTTCCACCATGCCGATAACATGCTAGTAAGATAGGGCAAGATTCGAGCCAACAATCTCAAGATACTATTATACCACTCCATCATCGGCAGGCTAGCTAACAATTGGTCCAACTGAAATTGGAGGCTTTGCAAACTGCGAAGATAATCACAATAAGAATTGATCCGAGCAATTTTACTAGAAAATACCTGATCAAATTGTCCAATCATCTGAGCCTCACTCAACCTCAACTTAAGAGTAGTTAAGTCAGGATCTCGATTTTCGCAAAATTCATCTAGCGCAGATGGAGAATCTTCTGACTCTAGTTCCCCTAAGCCGGCACCAATGGCTGCAAAAAATTCCTTTATCTTTTCCTTAGTAAAAATAAAGTCATCATAAGGGGAGGGATTTATTGTTTCGTATATAAATTCATAGTCTTCACCCGTAAATTCATCTTTGATCGCCTGAATAAATTCTTCACCGACGTTTTGGTCTCCCGGATCTTTGTGACGGACTCCGATTGGCCAAGATATTGATCCATCTTTCACGGTTTCTAAAATAGAGCGATACAATAGGTCATCAGCATCACCTCCGAGTAGGCTGGTCATCTCGGTGGGGGTAACCATCTTAGATACATCAGCAATGAATTTTTGAAGTTGTTCAGCACTAGGATCTGTTTTGACTGTTATTGTCTCATCATCGATGATCTCTTGGTTAACATTTACCAGATCTACATCTTTAGCAATTTGTACGATGTCGAGGTTGATGAGTAAATTATTAAGCTCTACTCCGCCGTAATCGTACTGCCTAAAGGCATTTTGGAGTAGGTCTAGTTCACTCTGACCAGCAGCAGGACCACATCCTGCCACAGCCTTTACTAGATCCTTGGCAACGCCTGCCAAAAGAGATTTCAAAAAATTAGTAATAATTCTATTAATGACGGCACGATAAGCCGATTTGGCTCTATTTTGCTTATTCATCATTGGTAATTTTTTAAATTCTAAAACCAGTGGTTGTTTTAAATCTTTGGAGACCCGAGACAACTGGTTAGTAGCGGGCTGTGAATCAGTTGCTTGTAAAACTGCGGCTCCAACTGCCCCTCCTAATACATCCAAAGAGCAGAAAATCTGATTCTCTACAAGGCGTTGCACTTCCCTTGATATATTTTGAGGATCAGCAGTAGCGCCGGCGGTAAGTAAGCGCCGGGTGGTCTCATCTTGAATCACTTCCCTTTTCAGAACTTGAATAATTCTCCTCAAATATGTACGTACTGAAATCTTTCCTTCTAATACCGCTATAGCGGTGAGAGTCTCTCGAAGGGCTTGGGCGGCGAGGGTGTCGCAGCCCGAAGCAAATAAGGCGTCACTCAGGAATACATACCTTTCTTTTTTGTTCCAAAGCCGATTTGCTTCGCTTTGAGGAATACGAGAATACTGAGCAAGTTTTGTAAAAATATTCTTTTGCTGGGATAAAGTGTTTGAAAGATCAAATGTCCCTTGATTCCTTTTTACTTGATCAATCTTTTCGGGTGAAAAATCAGGCTGTGGAAAGGTATACATCGACAAAAATGTTGCCCATGGCTGGCGAGTCTGTGGGGTAGTCAACAAAGACTCATTCGATATTTCCAAAGCATTATAGATATAAGAGAATGTAGTTGCAGTTAAGTAGGCAAAAGCGTCCAAAACTACAGTGGGAGTGCCCTCTACAGGCTCAGGCTGAAAATTAGGATTACCCGTTGCCCGTGTATAGGCCACCCCATTTATGCAGATATACAATAAGCGAAATGAGTCGTCAAAGAAAAATTGTACAAGATCATCATCTTGCAGGGACAGTCGATTATAAGCATAAAAACTCCCGAATAAATCATAAAATGACTCGATCTTTTGCGATTCAATATCTAGGTCTATATTGTTCAAGAGGATAGGTCCAAGCCCTTCTTCTCTTAGGGTCTGGCCATATTCTTCGAGCATGTCTGAGACATCAACCAATTTCTGTGCAAGGTTTAGGTTCTCAAAAAATCGAGGCTCTCGACTGCTTACATTTGTTTTTTCTGTGTCGGTTATTACCAAAGAAAGTTGATAGGGAGTAAGTGCCTCATCCTGATAGGAAATTGCGTCAGTGACTGGCAGGCTATTAATAATTTCCTGGTCAATGGTGATGGCACAAACCCAGCGGGATCCCGGACGGGGATCCTTGGAAGTAAACATATTGTACTTGCGAAAACGAGGAGTATCCTCTTCCTCTAAGTTATATTGTTGAAATTCTGGTGCCTCAATTCCCCCAAACGTCTCTTGTAGTGCCAGATAATTCCCTCTAGATAATCTACCTGAGAATTTTAGTATCTCTTTAATTCCTCGGTCGGCAATATCTTGATATTTTTGAAGTACTCCTTGGCTTTTCAGTTCTGGCAGAATCCAGGCTATATCCAGAGAATTAAAATCTGTTAAATCTGTTCGAACAACATAATAGAATTTATCGTCAACTACATTGAAATACACTTTCTCTTTGTCTGTTTCTGGTTCTGCATTTTTTGTCCACTCGTAAAGATCCACATTAGACTCTGACCCTACGAAAGTATTAACCTGGGGAGATATTAAAGTGTTTTCAAGTGGTGCAGTATTTGGATTTATAATATCCCTTGTACGCAGACCTAATGCTGACCTTAATCGAGCCAAATATGGGAATGAGTGAGTAGGATTAATTGCCATAAGGTTAGCGATATCCTGATCGGGCTGTGAAGCGCCGGCGCTGGCTTGAGATAATTCTGTAGTGAATGTTGTATAATTTTGAATTACAGAATTTTCACGTAGACGAGCAACTAAAGTTCCTAGTTCTCTCTGTGCCTCATCTCCACCCCAAGGCTCCATAGCCTGTGTTCCAGTTATGGAATCCCGAGTTAGTCTACCGTTCTGGGGATAGATTGAAAAGTAGGCACGGGCATCGGTGGATGTTATAATTCTTTGCCCATCAGGGAGCGCAACATCCGGGGACATCTCAGTTCCAATATTAGGAAAGTTTTGAAAATTAATATAACTATCGTGGATAGCCTCAATCACAAATTTGTTGCGAATGCCATGATAATCATAAGGATCAACTCCCAACTGACCACCTAAGCGGTCCTGATATGTCTGATCAGCATATGGGTTGACGATATTCTTTTGTCGGGTTGTTAAAATAACACTCATGGTTTATTTAGCCTTAATTAACGGAACAGAATTTGCTTCTGAAATTGTGTACCGGCAACGGGTTATAGATTTTCTTCAGGTCTTCACTGAATTTGCCGCCATAGTTTGCCTTGTGAAATTCATAGTTCAAATCTTGAGTATACAAATCTATGTAGGCAGGAACTATTTTTGATGTCAGTTCTTTAAGTTTTGATTGGGAGACTCCAGTAGGGTCGGCAAAAGAAGCCATCAAAAACGTAATCAACTCAAGATTAAAATACACACTCGACTGTAGATCGTCAATTAAATCAGTAGTCTTGTCAAGAACCGTAACTAACTGATCGCCCTTAACCATAGGCTCTAAAGTAGAGGCGTCGTTGCCGGCAATCAGGGCAATTGTCCCTGGTGTTCCCTCTACATTCATTCCTCTGGACCCCTGATAGACATCTGTGCCGGTTACGATTTTAATACCTTCTCGTGCAACCACTCGCACAAGATCGGACTTTATGACGATTGCACCTCGTCCGGTCATACTGCCTTCCCCTGGTGCTTTTGCAATATTAAAATACTCCTGGGAGTCGATATCGTGAGCCATTTGCGTCATATAGATACGAGAACAATCTAATTCTGTATGTTTATTGGTCAGAACAGGCTCCCCAGAAGCATCCACTTCTCTTTTTAGAACTCCCGATAATCCTGCGATCAAGTCAATGCACGCTGCGTGACTTACAGGTGCTCCTTTAGGGAGTCCGGCTTGTGCAGTTCTTTGAGACAGTGGTGTGTCCACTCCCTGGGTGGCTGCCCTAGGGAGCCCAGAACCCATGCCCGATTTAATACTTCCTGGGCGGTCTCGTCCTTGAATGATAATACTGCCACATTTACCTTGCGATACTGTTTCTGCATCAGCAACCAAATAATTCGGATTAGGCTCAGTAAATAACGGAGTTTGGTCTATCCCATTGCCCTGTTCCCCTACTGAGCCCGGATCCTCGTCAACAACTCTCTTTGTCTGTGCAGTCATAAATGCTGGCAGTATAGATGGAAATTTAGACATTATGCTCCCGATCCCCCATAAGCCCCACCGGGGTTGTTTCCGGTAGTTCCTTTGATAGCAAACCCTGGTCCAAATAAGAACTGACTTATGGGCTCTAGAGAATCAATAACTTCCCCCTTCACGCCAATTTTGGAATTACCTCGGGGGTCATAAAGAACCTCAAAGTGAAGATGCGGACCCGTGCTACGCCCTGTGTTTTGTGAGGTTCCAATTTTTTGCTTTTGAGAAACCGGATCGCCTACTCGTACTAGAGGCGGTCCCATGTGTGCATAAAGGGTGTAAAAAGGACCCCCGTAAGGAGTAACAAAATCTGTATGTTCAATAACAACATACCACCCATAACCTACCTTGGTGCTGGGGGCTCCTTGTAGCCTACGTCTTACCACCTTACCCGGCAGGGATGCATAAATATTTGCCCCCATTGGCGCAACGAAATCAACTCCTGCATGGTTTGTACTAGCGCCGGCGAGTCCTGTCCGCCGGGGACCAATTCCTGATGTTGCAAACTTCGTGAAGAAACTATCTGAAGTATATCCTGATTGAATAGATGGTGTTGGTGCCTGATCTGCATCATTAACCGATACAGGGTTTGTAGGATAAACAATTTGGGCTGTTGCTGCTGGTGGTGGTAGAGAAATGAAATTTCGGCTCTTGGGTCCTTGACGAGGGCTCGGGGTACCAGGGGCATTACAGGATCCAGAAACAGTATTGGAGCCGTTTGAGCCAGGGGCTCGGGGATTACAATTTCCATTCTTACCATTAAGATCCTGGGATTTCAATTGATTAACACTAATAATAGTGCCAGCGGATATATTTGGATTAGTACTAAACCCCATGCGAGGGTTACGAAGTACAATATCAACCTCAGACCCGTGCCCTATCTCAAGTCCACTAGGATTAGAGACTGTTCTGTAAAAATTACCTGAAGCGTCAGAATTCGAAGATGGAGGACGAACCTGCAAAAATGCGTCTCTGTTATCGCTTACAACTTGGACTTTTACAACAGGATGTTTACCTATTGTGGGCTCTGTAGAGGTGGCCCATGGCCAAACTAAACCAAACCAGGATTCAGATTCAGGAGAATTTATCGAAGGGACATGAACAACTCGGGCTTTTAAAACTTGGTCGCCGCCGGTGGTATTTACTCCAACAGATGTCCTGAGGACTTTCTTTACAAGATGGGAAGCCGGGTCCTGTCCGTAAACTAACTGTTCATTATGATAAGCGTCTGTATTAGCAGAGATACTTATAGAAGGATCAAGCCAATCTGCTTTTGCATCTGATTTAGCCATCTTTAGGTTTGTCCTTTATTATATCAAATAAAGAATTTTTATCCTCTTCGGATAACCCTCGTTCATTATTGGTTGTTTCCTTACGATAAACCAGGGTAGCGAGTTTGACTAGTTGCTCATTACTTCGCTGTAGAGTTTCTACAAATTTAGCGGCAGTAGAGCCAGCATCCGAATATCTTTCTGAGGAAACTGACATGTATTCCTTAAGATTGCTGAGCAGTTGCTCAGTCTCTTGACGGTCTTGATTAATGTTTTCCAGTGCTTGCTCTATAAGAGACTCTAAATTCTTTTTCATACATTAACTAGTTTGTTAGTTAATTTCTCCTTCGTCCCACTTTTTCTTAAAAGTGCGGTAGCGAACTCTCATTTTATTCAAGCAACTAACAATTTGCTTGGTGTTCAAGCCAGTGATTTCTCTCATGTATAAATAAATTGCCTTTTTATTAAAGATTTCAATCTGATCAATATTTTTCATCAGGGTTTCTATAGCGTTAAGAACCTTTTCCTCGTTGGGTTTTAAACTTAAAGTGCGCCAGGTCTCGATCTCAGATAACAAGAAGGCCCAGTATTGGTGTTCTTCAGCAGCATCATAGAAATCACTATGCCCAGATGCAGAGACGGCTTCGACTTCTCGGATCATTGAGTCATAATTAACTTCACGGCGATTCTTTTTGGTTTGCTTTTTCGCTTTGTGTGTAAACCAGTTTTTTGTTACGACTGAAAAGTAAGAAAATGCTTTCGTCCCTTGGTTGGGGTTAAACTTACCTAGGATTGTGGTAAGCCAAACCTTGCAATCATCTTTCAGGTGATCAATATTTTCAAGAGAAGTAAACTTATAAGTATAGACAATCTTGTCCACCAACTCATTGAATGCTGGCTGGATTTCTTCTACATAAAGTTTCGATCGAATACCAATATCCTCTGTCGCACAATAGGCGACGATGGCGTCTTCCGTTACTTTTGTAAAATAATGATTTTTACTCTTCTTCTTCTTTTTCATTGTTATCCGAATCTAAAAAAATGTTTTGCTGCTTAATAAAGATGTCTAACTCTTCCATCAAGTCTTTTATATGTGCCACAAGCCCTTCAAGGGTCGAATCACCATAGAATCTCTCGGCATTATAAACCTTATCTAGGTGCTCATTAAAACTCTTAATCAGAGAAGAGGCAATGAAAACATCTTCGTTTACGTTTTTAGTATATTCGAGTAAGCCTCGGATATACCACACGAGCATACCCACGGCTGCACCCAGAATTAAGACCAAAAACGCTAAAATATATGTCATTTCTTCTCAAATACTCTATTTTTAATTTTCTTCTTCATCTCTTGCAATTCATGACCATTGTTCTTGATTGCTTCTTTTACTTCGTCACCAACAGAATTCTCGGGATTATTGTTTTTTACCCTGGCATCGTTGAATGGGGTAGACAAATTCTTAACGATCTTGTCAGATCCACATGCGGTACAAGTTATGTCCACTGATCGATAACTATGCCTAATATGCATCTGGCTCTCACAAGCAAGACAGTCATAGACATATTGCGGCATTATTCTACCACATCCGTAGTAACGGCGCTACGAACTGGGGGCGGATTAGTGACAAAAACCTCATCGTTCTTGACTTCCAGATTCCAGTCTGATAGTAATTCTGTAATATCGACCTCCTCAGCAATACACTTTTGAAGTGTCATGAGAAGGGCACCTACTGCTTGGTTTGATAATTTCATTTGGTTAACTCCTTTTTTAAGTTTTTGAAACAGCGATCAACGCCTTTTTTAATATCAATTTTAGTTTTCCATCCTAATTTTTTCAGACCGGATGGATCAGCCTTAGTTTCTTTCACGTCGCCTTTGCGGTCTTTTACGTAATCAAAGTTTATATCCGGCAAGTGAGAAAGAACTATTTCTTTCATCTCGTTGAGAGATATATTTTCTCCCGTTCCAACGTCAAATACCGCACCCTTGAAATTTTGTTCATAATCCATTGCAAAAATATTGGCTGCGATGGCGTCATCTACGTGAAGCATGTCCCGTCTTTGTTCCCCATCACCAGTAATGAACGGCTCTTCCTCGTCTCTAATATGTTTCATCCAGTTCGCAACCGCAGTGGCATAAGCGCCCTCTGCTGGTTGATCTTCAGAATAGACATTAAAATAGCGCAAAGATACTGTATCAAGACCGAATAAGTCAGAATAAATTCCGGCTTCCAACTCAGTAGTATACTTCTGCAAAGCATAAGGACTCATGGGTCCACTACCATTCCCTTCTATGCTAGACGAACTTGAATATATGAATCGCTTGACCTTGCACTCTTTTGCAAAATTTAACATGATGGCTCCAGCCATTACATTATTAAGCATAGTCTGGACTGGATTATCGATACTCTCTCCAACCCTGGGGATGGCCGCTAGATGAAAGATGTAATCCGGAGACCATTCTTCCAGTTTTTCTCTCATCTTTTGGTGTGAAGGAGAGCCGCTAAACAATTGGAGAATATTATTACCCAACAGATCATCTGAGTCGATACCCAAAACCTCACAATCTGTTCTTTTCAACAAGGCACGATAAAGACGGGATCCAATATAACCCTTATGTCCCGTAACTAAACATTTTTTCTTAGTCATCTGTTACTGCTCTCCCTCTTAATTGTTCCCAGTCTTTTCCTGGTCTAACTTCTAAATTTTTTTGCCACACCGCCGACAGAAGGGATGGATTAACATTTTTTGCTTTCATGCTGTGTATGAGAGCATTTATGTCTTTAGGAAAACAAGATCCTCCAAACCCCAATTGACCATCTGGACCAGGAACTGATAAATGACTCTTCCCGACTCGGTCATCATAAACTGAGGATTCTACTACCCTGTCGTAATCAGCACCAAGGGCATCACAATACTGTTTCATTTCATTTGCAAAAGATACCTTAGTTGCTAGGAAGCAATTACAGAAATATTTAGTAAGTTCGGCTTCCAGAGAACCGCACAGAACATAAGGAACATTAGGGAACTGCTTCATATACATGCTCTTAACTTTTGTCAAGGCTTCCTTACAGTTATCTCCCCCTAAAATAATACGTTTTTGATTTTTAAAATCTTCAATATGATTGGCTTCGGTTAAAAACTCTGGGTTAAAAATAATACTACAACAATCACGAGTGATTAATTGAAGGCGCTTAGTGGTACCTGGAGGAACTGTAGATTTAATCACAACGACTTTATCATCTCCCTCGCAATAGTTATCAATAAGGCGAACTGTGTTTTCCACGAGAGTGGTGTCACACTCTCCTGTTCGTCGCATAGGAGTGGGAAGACACACAAAGAGAATATCACTTTCTGTTACTAGATCACTTAATGAATCGACCGTCGATAAGTCTGTATTGAATTTATCATACACATTAACAGTTACAGAATCTCGAAGACCTTCCCTTAAGGAACTGCCGACAAATCCGCACCCAACAATACCAACATTCATAGTGATCTCTTCCTCCTGTGTTTATTTTAGTTGACTTTTCAAAAAGTTTATAGTATTTTTATATTTTACATTGATTTAAGCCAAAAAGTTTGCTTATCCAATGTCGGTATCGGGCGAATATCTTGTAACTCCAATAGCAAATGGGTGAAATTACAGGCGCTTTCATAATTTTTGACACAAGGGTATAAAAGCCGCCCATCCTACTTAATATCTCAGCGATTGCCTCATGGTGGGTGTAAACAACTCCTTCTTCATCTTGGACTATTATTGTCTTCTCTTTGAGGGAATTATAATGAGTGAGAGATAAGGTTAGAGGTACTTTTTCTTCAAAATTATTCGGTATAAAAAATATATTTTGGGTATCGACTCGATATAAAGCCGTATCTATAAATTTTGAACAAATTCCGCAATCTGCGTCATACCATACAATCATCACCCAATCTCCGAATTCCCTATATTAATCTCATATTGACTTTCATGTATGATAAAACTTTTATTATGATAATTGCTATAAAAGAATACTTGTCTCTTTATTTCTAATATAGATGAACTCTCGGACAATATATCTTGAAGTACCGACTTGTCATCCTTTTTTTTAAGATTCCATATATGAACGTTAGGAATAAAGAGTCGCTTAGTGGACCTTTTCTCAAGGCAGCCTAGAATACCGGTTATGCCCCTAATTAACTGATCATTTTTATGCTTTTTCATCCAATCGGGTAACTCTTGATCCTTGAGAAAGTTATCGTACATTTTCACCTGATTGTATAATTCAAGAAAAGCGGGTCTAACCTGTTCTTCCTCTAGTTTCTTAGTAGACAACACATTTAACCTATTAGCGTAGTGAGCGAGAAATTCTCCTATATCTTCCGGACTAGAAGGAGGTTTTAACGCTCCTAAACAACCCATCATATTAAAAAGATCAGAAGGATAACATACACCTAGACGTCCCTGAGATAAAGACATATCATATGGACGAACATCATAAGGGTTTATTTCATAGGTACTCTCTGTAGTTGGAGACTTGATAATCCATGTGATTTTATGACTCAGTGGTGAATCAATCCAAACTAAACTAGGAATAGATGGAAGTAAATATGAGAAAGCGATGGCAATGATATACGAAATCACCAAAGGAATATTCGAGGTTATCTCGGAAACCTGAAGTTGTAGTCCATAGATCATAAAGATAACCGGAACCAATACAGCCATCCACTTCCAGAAAAATATTCCTGTTGAAATAAATATTCCCAAGTGCATCAAGAACAGAAAACCAAAACAAAACAAGCCCAGTCGATAATCGATAACACTAAACACAGCAGCCATCTCAACATAAACTACTGCGGTCTGCAATGGGACATTGAGTTTTTGCATGAGCGGGAACCATGAACGATCGGCTATTAATCCCCAATTATTTTGATTTTTTGCGGCATGGGCTATATTTCCTAAAAGATTAACCCTCTCCCATTGTATCTTATATTTTCCCAGACCCGAGGAGAAATAGTGTACTCCGCAGACCGCCGATAATGTAATTATCAATATTTCGGGAGGAACCTCAACAAAAGCACTCAAAATATAATATGAAATCAAATAACAAGCAACTTTATGAGGCATATAAATTTCTGTAGCAGAAATAGAATTAAACCTAGAAAAGTACCATAAAGACCCTATAGTGAAAAATGGTATAAAATAAACAGGATAAACCAACGAGAAAACCCAGATAAATAAGTATACAATATCCTGGTAGATAGATGGTCCGAGTATTACTGTTCCACTTACGGGCTCTAATGTTTTATCAAGTTTGTCGAAGAGAGTGCTCCACAGAAAAGCGCCTCCGATAAAGAAATTTAGAATCCTCTCATTTAACAGAGAAGAGTTATTAGCATTATAAGTAATCACTGTTGCTATGATTAACGATACTATAACGACCAGCCACCGTGTTTTAGGTTCGGGCATATGCCTCTCCCTAAGCCAGGCGTCCTGTTC